CCCGGTTACAGAAGCGCCATCTGGAGTTAACACTATAATTGATAACACTAGTGGATTAAACTTAGCCATTAATCTGTACTTTGATGGTGATCTAAACCCATCCCTGGCTAGAGACACCGCTCACTACGTTTTTGTAGGTGAGTTATCATCTTATAAACATAACAATGCTATTGGTGTAGGTGAAACTAAATGCAGGATTGAAACACTTGGTTATGCTCTAGTAGCGGGGCAGTATGTATTAGCGACATGGATAGAAACAATGAATACAGGCATATATGGATTGTATGTTTATTTACCATACTTAGATAGGTTCTCTACTAAAGTAAATGCTGTGGTAGGAGCAGTAGTAACAGGCAACTTACGGACTATTAAGGGCAATAAAGATGATAGAGATTGGTATAGTAAGTATGATATTGATTATAAATTTAACTATAATGTAAGGCTAGTGATACGGAAAAATCAGTTCGTGAGAGAAGCAATCACACATGATCACCATACGCTCATGAGACCAGAAGAAGTCGTAGCATCAGTATTTGATAATGCTAAGAAAGGGTACAACACTAAAGGGAAATTAATGACAGTATCAGTCTCTCAGAATGGTAACTTGCGATTGTTAGCAATGAAATTGCTAGTAGTTAAGTCTAAACAAATAGGAATAATAACCGAAGCTACTGTGGCAACCTTTTTCTTATACATAAGTACAGCAAAGCTGTATGCAGTTAATATGTTAATTGACATAATAATCAAATCTAGGAATGTCACAGAATTCAAAAATACACTAAAACTAGAAGGAGCTGCATCTAAGCAATTGCAACATTACCTTAGAGATGATTTAAACCATATATTTGAACTTAATGTTTTGTTTAACAGGCTGAACCACGATGTTGATTGGAATAAAGAGTTGTTTAACAGAACTACCGGGCTTGATGTAATTAATATGGACTATGACACAGTGTATAATCACTGCATTAACATATTTAAGCAAGCAAGAATGGAAGGTAAAAAACCAAAGTCCAAAGAGTGGGCTGAATACTGGGACGTTAGATGGGCAAGCATGCCTACAGGTAGTTTCGTGTCACAGTATGATGATGACATAGAAATTAAGAAGAGGATTCCTGGAGTATTTAACAGGAACAAGACAACTGTTTTGTCAGCGATGAAGAATAGAAGTCTTGCACACTTCTTGCAACGACCGCCTATGATATATGCCAGCACAAGTACCAAATATGAATGGGATAAAGTTAGAGCGCTTTATGGATGTGATATAACGAGTTATGTAATGGCTGATTTCTCAATGGGTGACTGCGAAGGATGCTTACCTTCGTACTTTCCTGTAGGGGACAATGCCAATGCAGAATATGTTCAGTATGTTATAGACAAAATGAAAGAGAGTGTACCACTATGCTATGACTATGATGACTTTAACTCGCAGCACTCAAAGAGTTCTATGAAAGCTGTTATTGACGCTTGGACTAACGTGTTTAGATCTTATTTAACAGCAGACCAGTTAGCAGCATGTAGCTGGACAAGTAAAAGTATTGATAAGTTAATGGTTAATTTTAATAAATTACAAAAAACAACAGAAGTAGATGGAACCTTATACAGTGG